CATTATTGAAAAAAATTTTAGATATGACTAATAGAAATGCTTTAGAATGGAATGCCGATGTTACTGAAAATGGAAATATTAAATATTTTTCTAAAATTCCAAATACTGAATTTCAAATTATTATATTTGAGATAAATGTAACTCCAAAAGTTTTTATTTTAAATAGCAACTATGCATTACAGGTAAATTTAAAATCTTTTGAAAATACACCACTCAGTAAAGCTGAAAAAATTACTATTTCTATTATTACCATTGTAAAAAGTCAGATCCATTCTTATATAAGAAAAAAGTTAAAAGCTGAATTTATCTAAAAACTGAAATAAATCAGAAACATCTACACAGTATTCGCCTTCTTTTGATTTCCAATACTCTATAACATTTTTCCTTAATTCAAATATATGTTCAGTAAGATATTGTGGTATCTCACAAACTCCTGCATTTTTATGAAATACACCCAACAGTTCTATTTTGTCAGAATATTTAGAATGATAACTTAGCAAAATTAAATAAGCTTCTTCTTTTTTCACAAAAAAAGATTCGAATTCAGTTAATCCATTTTCATATGCTTTCATGATATATTCGTTCAGATAGATGCTATCATCATAATACTTATTGTATTCTGAGATAGGTCTCCAATTAAGTTTTCTATTTTTTGTGTTCTCATTTATTTTTTTAAGATAACCTTCAATTCTATCTGATATCATATATATTTCCTTTCATTTCTAACAACGAGATCATTTCTCCTAATTTCGTAGTTAATTCACTTAGATTCTCTTTGGTTATATTTCTTGCTTTCTTATAAATCTTTTGACATTTTTTTATAGATGAGATATCCTTTTTGCTCCATTCACCGTTCTTACCGCCAGTTTCAGCATAATCTTTCATTTTACATAAAGATTTCATGATAGTTGCATAAATATTGGTATTGTTGATGTCGCCTGATGACATTTGAGAAAAACAAATATTAAGGTTCTTTTGTAATCCATCATAATCTAATTTAAATCCCTTATCTATCTTTTCTTTCTGTATAGATCTTTCTATATTAGTTGCTTTTATCATTGTAATAAAACTAATGATAATTCCACCAACTCCACTGATAATGCCAACAATCCAAGATGTGATCTCAACAATATTTAAAACCGTCACATTTTATCTCCTTATTTTCTGCATTGAAACAGTTGCTCTGTTTTGATGCAGATTTTTTTATTTTTCCTCTTCCAATTCATCATAAATCATAGATATGATTTTTACACGTTTTTTCAGCGACAGGCTTTTTATCAGGTCTAAAAGTTCTGTATCTTCTTTCTGCTGGTTGGAAATTGTGATATTTGTATTTCCACCAGCGACAGCAACACCGCCATCTCCATAATCACATTCATATCTTCATTAAAAATCCCACCAGAGCAGGTGCATCAATCGCTTCGGTGGTTTTTTTTCATTCTAAGAGAGAAGTACAGCTCCTATTTTATCGGTAAACTTATTTTGTATCAAAAGAACTAAATCATAAATAGAACCTAATCCAAATATGCCAAAAGTTAATAAATATAAGATACCTGTTTTCTTTTTTCCAACATAAAATCGATGTAAGCCGGCGATTCCAATAGCATTTAACAGCAACAAGAAAATGGCAACATATTTATTTTTGCTGCTTGCACGAGAGACTGAAGTTGTTTTGATTCTTGGAGTTGATGGATTTTCGGTTCTATTTGTTTGAGTTTTTCCTTCAAGTTTTTCGGCTTCTTCTCTGATGCCTTGACGTAGTTCTTCACTTTGTTGATTTAATTTTTCAACTTCTCTATCAAGTTCCTCTATACTCATGTTGGAATATTTTGGTTTTATTTTTGCCTTTTTTGGGACTCTATCATCTATGTATCGATCAGCTCGAATTTGAAAAGTTCTTCCACAATTTTTGCAAATAAATCTTGGATCTCCATACGCACTATATCCATGATGATTAACATGGTCTGATCCGCATCTGTAACATACCATTGACGACATAAATAACACACCTTTCTTATTCTTCCTGATATTTTTCTTCCAACAAATCTATAATATCTGCAATTGCTCGAAGCTGTTTGGAACGGGGCATTTTTTCCAACAGTACTTCGATTTCCTTGCAGTTGTTTTCTTTTTCAGCAGTCTGCCGGATAGTGACAGAGCCACGATTTTTAATCGCTTGGATGCCGTTATTATCTCCGCCTATGTAAGATTCGGACAAAACTGTTGAGTTATCTGTTCTGCCAAGTAAGTAATCAACAGAAACGTTAAAATAATCAGCTATTTTCATTAAAACTGAAGAATTAACAGTAGCACCATTCTGCCATTTTTGTTTATTACTTGCACTCATTTTTAGTTCTGCAAGCAAACCACTTACAGTAATTCCATTGATTTTGCATAGTTCTGATAAGTTGTCATAAAAGCACAAAATAATACCCCCATTTTTGTGTAAAAAGATGAAAATAACACCATAGTGTAATTTTTGGTTGACAATCACACTATGGTGTGATATAATAAAACCACGGTCGAGATAAAGCACGCTATACCAAATAAAAAAAAGAACGTTTCCGGTTGATTTTCATGAGCAAACGGGAAATAAAGCGATTTTCAAGCGTGCTTTACTTTATTGTATCATGTTCCATTTTATTTGTCAATAGAAAGCATATTATTTGCAGAAATTCTTGACGATGGAAAATGAAATGTTTAACAAAATCAGTCGAGGACAGGTAGCGGAAAACCCAAACGCTCGACTGAAATTAAAAGAAGGTGGTGAAATAATGAAAAACGATGAAAAAAAGGACACCCTGTATCTGTGCGACCCACAGAAAAACACAGAGTGCCCAAAAGGAAATTGTCAGATTCCTGACGGCTGTTTTCTTACGATAAAGAAAGAATTTGCCGTAACTGATAAAAATGGGAAGCCTATAATTGGGATTGAATTACATCAAGAGCAATCTTCCCAGCAATAGACATCAACGAATTGAGCGATGTGCATCCTAATTTTTTTGCAATTGATTTTGTTTTACTCCAGATACTATTGCTTCTAACATTGTCAAGAAACTGATGCCCATCGTAGGTTAAGCTGGAATAAATGCACATGTAAATGCTATTATCTGCATTCATTATTTGTGCATTTATCAATCCACCTTGTTCTGCTTTTAAAGTTGTATATGCGATTACATTTTTTGGAAAGTCCGGCAGTGCTTTTTCCATATCATCGAGTGTCATAGATTGGTAGTTTAGATTCTCATCGATATTTTCAAATTCTTCGAGTTCTAACAACAATGACCGTAAGCAATCGTAGTTTAACTTCATATCATTCACCCCCTTTCCAGTCAATTTTATCACAATTTGACAGGAAATACAACACCTGCTGACCTACCGGCAATACGGGGACGATGTGGCAGCATCGTGGGCATTACCTCCAAGCTTTGCCTTTATACTAACAACGCCCGTCGGGAGCGTATCCCGACCCACTGCCCGTAAGGGCAATAAAAAATAGAAAGGATGATTGGATGCTGATTGCAGAAAGTTTTAAGAAGACCCGAATCCGGCATGAACTGACACAGGTACAGCTTGCAAAGGCTCTGGGAATTTCGGACAAGATGGTTAGCCAAATCGAAAATGGCTTTCGCCCACCGTCCGCAGAGATTTTGCGAAACATGGCAGAGCAGCTGGGTTGTTCCGCTGATGAAATCCTTGGCGTAGAAAAGAAAGGAGAAGATACAAATGAATGAAATTCAGGTATGGAACTATGAGAGTTCCGAAGTTCGGACAGTACAGGTGAACGGCGAACCGTGGTTCGTGCTGTCTGATGTGTGCAAAGTGCTGGAATTGTCAACGCCAGCCAGAGTTGCAGAAAGGCTGGAAAAAGATGAGGTGAGTCAGACTCACACCATCGACAGAATGGGGAGAGAGCAAAAAACAACCATCATCAATGAATCCGGTTTATACACCGTGATTCTCCGGAGCGACAAACCGCAGGCAAAACCATTTCGGAAATGGGTGACATCAGAAGTGCTTCCATCCATCCGCAAACATGGCAGCTATTCCGTGCAGTCGCAGTTTGCGGATCTGTCCCCACAGCTGCAAGTCTTAATCCAAATGGAAACCCGTCAGAAACAGATAGAAGCCCGTCAGGCAGAGCAGGCAACTGCACTCGCAGGACTGGAACAGAAGTTGCAGAATACCTGCGAGGTCATCGCTCTGGACAAGACCGCATGGAGAAAAGACAGCGAACACCTGATTAACAAGATTGCACGGGCAACCGGAGAGGGTTATGGCGGTATTCGGTTAGTTTACGAGGAAATCTATCGTTCCATCGAATCCAGAGCAGACGTTTCCTTGAATACCCGTCTGACCAACAAGCGGAATCGGATGGCTGGCGAGGGCGTTTGCAAATCGAAACGGGACAAGCTGACACGGGTTGACATCATCGCAGAGGACAAGAAGCTGATTGAAATCTATGTGGCAATCGTCAAGGAACTGGCTGTGAAATACGGCGTTTGTGCGTGAGAGGGAGAGGAGAAATGAAAGATGGCACGAAAACCAGATCCGAAACCACGGGAATTACCGATGGACATCGTAGCCGGAAACATTGCCGGACTGATGCAGCGGCGGAGAATCACACCGCTGGAAATCTGTAAGCTGCTGGGATATGCACAGACAAGAACATGGAACACACGCATGAGCGACCCGTCCTCGTTTACGGGGGCGGATCTGAATATGATATGTTCATTTTTCGGCGTGACGTTGGAGCAGCTTGCACATGACAGTATGGAAACGGCGGTGAGATGATGGGAAAACGGTACTACTGGCTGAAACTTCCAGAAGACTTTTTCGGAGATAAAGCCATTAAACGGCTGCGAAAGATTGCTGGCGGTGATACATACGTTATCATTTATCTGAAAATGATGCTCCGCAGCCTGAAAGATGATGGGTATTTGTACTATGACGGCTTGGAGGAAGACTTTCCGGCAGAACTTGCCCTTGATTTGGACGAGGAAGAGGACAATGTACAAGTAACGCTGAACTTCTTACTGCAACACGGAAAGCTGGAGATCCGCAGCGAGCAGGAATACTTCATGCCGGATATGAACATTGGTTCTGAAACGGCAGCAGCAGAACGAAAACGTGCAGAACGGGAGAGAAAACGACAGCAATCGTTACAGAGTAATGAGCCTGAAACGTCAGGGTGTGACAATGTCACAGGGGTGTCACAAATGTGTCACGGAGAGATAGATATAGATAGAGAGATAGAGAAAGATATCTATCTATCTATCTATCTTAGATGGCGAATCAAAAGAAAATCTTTCAACTTTTCAACAATCAGCACAACCACCAACGCTATTAGAGGTCAAACAGTATGCAGAGCAGAAAGGCATCCATACAGATGTGCAAAAGTTTTACAGCTATTACAGCGAACGTGGATGGAAAACCAAGAACGGTCAGCCGATTACAAACTGGAAAGGCACACTGGCTTATTGGGGCAAGACAGACGGAACTTGTCAGGGCAAGCGAAAGCCGGAAACCTATGTTTCAGAGAATGCAGCAGCCTATGAGAGTCTAATCTATAACCTACAGGAGAATGACAGCAGTGATAAGGCATAAAAAAGAGCCCTGTTGCTGAGAGGGTGCAACAGGGCATCAAAAGGAGAAATAAAATTGGATTAAACAAACCATGCCGAAAGGGATCGACAAGAATATCATACTCCTTTTCGGGTTCGGTGTCAAGCAAAAAGGAGGAAAAGTTTGTGGAAGGAGAAGACATTTTTGCAGTGGTCTGTGTGCTGGGAATGTTCGGAGCGGCTGCATATCATATTGCAATGCAAATCAAGAACGGCTTGCAAGAGCGGCACAGAGAACCGCCGAAGCCAACACCGGCGGAGCAGAGCGAAGAAATCTATGGATTTAACTTTTACGATGTGTCCCACGGAATTGACAGCACGGTAACGATTCGGGAGCATCTCGAGACGCTCCAGCGGCTGCAAACCAAGATTGATTTGAGCCGGGAGAATCTGTGTGGAAATTATCGGGTGGTACAGATCCAGTGGCACGATGATGTGCAGAACAGGTATCTGACCTATGATTTTCCTGTATCGTACGGAGAGAATGCAGCTCTTTTAGAGCAGTTAGTCTGTGCGGAAAAGCAGCGGTTGACCACTTCCCTGTTCAGCGAGATTCAGAAAATGAGCCAATACGGTGAAGTCAAAACCGTGGACAAAACCGAGAGGGGAGCAGGGGAGAGGGGAGAAAAAAAGCGTGAGTGAGATCAAGTTTTGCAAGGATTGCGGATGCGTCCTTGGGACACGGGAAACGCTGGGGCGGCAACGGTTTAACAGCCTGAAACGCTGTCCGGAATGCCAGTCCATACACCGGAAATTGCAGAAAGCAGACTACCAGAGGGAATATCGAGGAGATGCCAGAACCGTCCGCCGGAAGCAAAAAGAAGAAATCGTCAGGCTGTCGAGAATATCGGATCTGCAAGCGGAAATCATATCTCGACTGCGAGAAGAACTAAAAGATATGGAAAGGAAGAACCAAACATGAATGCATATGCACGATTGACGGCATTGGAAAATGCAATCAAATCCAGAATTCTGCTGTACAGTGAACAGCTGTTCGCTGACATGACAGAGGATTCTATGTTCCTGAACGAACTCTATTACCTGTTGGGGAAAAGAGAGGAACTCTTTCAGGAACTGGGCTGCTCTTATTCTACAGCAAGTCAGAAGCAGGAGGAACAGAAATGAAAAAGATTCTGAAACTGAAAGCAGTTCTGCATGAAGACCATCAAATCAGCTGCCGTGCTGCGTTTAGGGGTGCGAATGCAGCGGAAACGGGTGCTGCATTGTGTACGCTTGTTTCCAATGTGGCAGAATGCATTTTTCCAGATGCAGAAACACAGAAGCAATTCATTTATGATATTTCCCGTGCATTGCGGGAAGTGCAGGATGCGAAAGGAGATATTGAAGCATGACGAATGTGGTTGTAATCACAGGAAGGCTGTGTGCGGATCCAGAATCACGGCAGACACAGAGCGGCACGGCGGTTTGCCATTTCCGTCTGGCGGTTGGCAGAAATCGAAAGGTGGAAGGAAAACCGGAAGCAGACTTTATCAGCTGTGTATGCTGGGGCAAGACCGCAGAGTTTGCAGTTAAGTATTTACATAGGGGCGGTATGATTACCGCAGAGGGTCGGTTGCAGAATGCGGACTATACCGACAACAACGGTGTAAAACACTATGCGATGGAAGTCAATGTGGATCAGCTGAACTTCTGCGGTGATGGAAAGCCGTCAGGGAATGCACAGCAAGCCGCACAGGGCGATGCAGGCAATTATCCGCAAAACTACCCACCGCAGCAGCCGAACGGCTACAACGCACCGCAGGGCGGATATTATGATGGATATTACGAGCAAGCACCGCCACCGCCGCAGAACTACGGGCGGCGGTAAGCGATGGCGAAAGAGAAACGCCCATACGGAACGCCACGAATTGAAATCCGGAACGGATACAAGTATGCGGAATGTGCGTGGTGCAAGCAGTGGTGGAATGTATCCTGGCAGTTTTCGGGCTGGTATTTATGCCCGAAATGCCGCCGGAAATGGGAAAGGAGCAGGAAAGATGATCAGATGCTTTTTGATACTTACTTTGGCTGTCATGATTAAGGTTGCCTTTGACATCCACAATCACAAGGTGGATGTTCGGGCTGCCGAAGCAGGGGTAGAATTGGAACGGATTCCGAAAGGGGAAGACGTATGAAGCAGAAAAAAGAAGCGGAAGTGCCGAAGAACCGGCAACTGCTGAGTATGGCAATTGAACTGGTAGCACAGTCTGAGCGGTTGGTTCTGCTGAATGAGGTCGGATGCGTAGAGGATGTCATTCAGGTTGCAGAGCAGTTGTGCGGAAAGCTGGGCAATCTGATTGCCTTTGCAAAGGATATACAGAGAGGAGCAAAGCAGCATGACCTTAAAGGAATGCATGAAGAAAAAGAAACCGTACATGGTGCATGAGGAAGCGATTGGCGGTGTAGATGGCTGCCCAAGCAGTCAACCTTTTCTGCATTGTGAAAAGGGGCTGTGTGAGCAGGACGACAAGGGACGGGGCAGCACATGGACAAGCCTTTGCACATACTGCTGGAATCAGCCAATGCCTGCTCCGGACGATATACCGAAGCAGTGCTGCCGCTGTAAAATCAGCGGTGTGCCACTTATGAAATCAGCAAACGGCGGTCTGTATTGTGCAGACTGTGCCGGATTTTTAAAATAACAAGCGAGAGGGAGAAATAATCATGAAAGACTACATTGAAACGCAGTATAAGAATCTGGACTTTACGATTCCGGATGATTACGTCAGCCGCCGGGAAGTGTATGCGATGCTGGACTACATCGGCGGAACGGATGCAGATGAAGCATATTTTCAGGGATGGGATGCAGCGATTGATGAAGCGTGCAGCCTGCTGAATGATGTGGATTCTGCGATGGGATGGACACCGGTTGAAGAAGAACTTCCTGAGGAAACAGGGGTACTGCTGGTAACAATAGATGACAAGCGTGTTGGATTTCGGAGAGTATGCGTTGCACAGTATTGGGCAGTTGACAAGCAGTTTGTTGTGATGCGGTCAGATGGTGGCGGTGTGGTTACCTTGTATGATGTCGTGGCGTGGATGCCGTTTCCGGAAGCGTATGGAGTGGAAAGCGATGGAAATGAGCTAAAGGGAAGGACCGTTCCAACCGATCCGGAAAACGTGGAAGCATCTACATTGATGGATGGATATGTTTGGTGGACGTGCGGCAAATGCAAGAAGCTACAGCATACAGACAAGCAGGTGCAGTATTGCTCGTACTGTGGGCAAAGTGTAAAATTGGAAAATCCAGAAGAATGAAAAGGAGAAATGAAAATGGGAAAACTGGTCGAACATCTGATGCCTTGTGCAATTTGTGGGGCTGTGCCGAAAATCAATGATGTTTACGACATAGATCCGGAAAAAGCGGAACATTGTTACAAGCTGTTTTGCTCTGAAAATGGGGTACACAACAGCACCGGAGAATGGTTTGCAAACAAGTACAAGGCTTGTCAGGACTGGAACAGACGGCAGCAAGCTCTTGGAGAAACGATAGAAACACTTGGCAACAGGCTGAAACCTTGTCCGTTCTGCGGACGGAAAATGCAGTTTCATAACGATGTGCAGATAGGCAGGGACGGAAAGCGGAGAAATTATTTGTATTTCCTGCATGAAGATTACGACATAAATAAAGAGGAATCCTGCATTCTGGATGATATTTGTATGCCGTTTTCGATTGGAGCAGGCGATGCATGCCTTGAATCAGGCTGTATCGGCGAATATGCAACAAGATGGAACAAACGTGCTTACGATGAAAATCCAATGCATGAAATCAAACAGACGTTGCTTGGAACGATTCAGCCGCTGGAACGAACCGTGGAACTGCTCGAACAGCGAAACAAGGAACTGGAGCAGGAAAACGGGGAACAGAAGCAGATTATAAAGCGAACGAAACAGTGGAGAGTTAATAAGGACATCAAAAGCCCGTTTGCAAACATCTCCGGATTGTGTTGCGTTCATTGTGATCACAAAGATGAATACATCATCGAACTGGAAGAAGAAAACCAGAAGCTGAAACAGATGCTGAAAAAAGTAGCAGATGATGCAGAGGGGCTTTTTGAAGAGTGTGCGGAATATAGCCCGTATGAAGAATGTTTAGCAAACGAATACTGCCACTGCTGCAACAGTGATTGTGACGGGACACAATGCAAATGGCGGTATGAGGACGATGTGAAAAAGCTGCTGGGATTGGAGTGATAAAAATGTATGTGGAAATTCCGGAGAATTTGACCGAACGCACTGTAATCTTGGAATTTGGTGCAGATGCGTACAGATTTTACCAAAACAGAATCGAAGAAAGAAAGCGGAACGGGAAAATCTATTACAATCCGCTGAAGACAATCTATATTTGGGCAGTGCAGGATCGGAAATATCATCAGGGATATTGGTCAACATGGTTTGGCTATAACAAAGGTAAAAAGTGTAAAAATCATGGGAGGAGTTAAAATAATGGCAAAACACAATCTCAGAGAGCTTGACCAAGGGCAGCTTCAGACGATGTGGAACTTTTTAAAGCTGCAACGCAAAAACACCTGCACTAAAGAGGATGTCAGGATACTAAAAGAGCATCTGGACATCATCCGGCAAGCAATGGTACAGAAAACAGCTGGTCAGAGAGATACAGACCCAGATACATATGTTGATTTTGTCGACATCGGCACATATATCAACTTTGTTGTGATTGAGGCGTTGCAGTTGCGTATATATGGTGGCTTAGATGTGCTGGAAGAGGTGTTGCCGGATGAAGAACACAAGGATGATAAGACGTGAATGGTATGCCAGTCATGGAATTTGTGTAGAGTGCGGACAAAGAGAAGCAGAACCACACAAAAGGAAATGTTGGGAATGTAGCGAAAAGAAAGCTGAATACAACAGGAAATATAATGCAAACATGACACCGGAGCAGAAAGAAAAAAACAGCATCAGGCATAAAAAAATGTATGAAAGCAGAAAAGCCACTGGAATTTGCGTCTATTGCGGAAAGAAACCAGCGGTATCTGGTAAAGTTGCATGCGTGATGTGTGCAAAACGGGATGCAAAAAGGCACATGGAAAAGAACCGGAAAATGGGGATGTTACCAAGGTGTCTGTTTGGCGATGGATACCACTGCGTAATCTGTGGCAAGGATATTGATAACGGCAAAAAGCAGTGTGATAAATGCTATCGTAACTCTGTGCATGCTTTGGAGATTGCGAGAGCAAACATTCAAGGAGGATGGAAAAATCAAGATTTTGTATTTGGAAGTGGGGAAAAGAAGGTGTAGTGGCATGAATTGCGGTGAAGATTGCCCGTCTAATGAGAAAGACAGAAATTCTCTTCCATGTTGCAATTGTGAGAGAAGGAATGCGATTGTAAAAAAGGAAGAGGAAGAAAGGAAAAGAATGAAAGAAAACGTGAAACTGAGGAATAGAAAGGCGAAAATGGGTGACATTCAAGACATTCAAAAGGAAATCGAAATCCTAAAAAACGAAATGACAGACTTGAAGAAGATGTTACAAGAGAAACCATTATCACAGGATGGTTTGCAAAAAGAAGCGGCAACGAAGCAGGATCAGACAGAATCAGAATTTTGGATGCCTGACTATGGAGAACCGTTTTTTGCTGTTGATGCCGTTTATGGGGTTACTGAATGCATTTTTGAAGAAGGAGACGATCTTGATTATATGATGGTTGGAAACTGCTTTGCAACAGCAGAACGTGCGGAGCAGGTTTCAAAGAAGTTGGAATTTCTATTTCGACTGGAGCAGTTGCACGATCAATTCTGCCCGGAATTTGAACCAGACTGGAATGACCATGACACTCCGAAAATCGCAGTTCATTTTGACTGTGAAAAAGATAAAATGGTTTCCACTTGTACTTATTCTGAAAAATCTGTTTATGAGGTTTATTTTGATAGCTTCGAAACAGCTGATAAAGTGGCAGCGATATTAAACAGAGAAAGGAAGCGTTGAAATGAATGACAACGAAAAGAAATTGGAAGCCCTGAAGCCGTGGAAGCCGGAGCGTGGAGAAGAGTATTTTACAATCGAAAACGGTGTTGATGTTGTCCGGTATATTTATATTGGAGATGATATTGACGAATCTTGTATCTTATCCGGCAACTACTTTCCGACAAGAGAACGTGTCGAACAAGTCGCAGAGAAAATGCGGTTGCTGTTACGGTTGGAACAGCTGCATGATATGCTTTGCCCGGATTATGTGCCAGACTACGAAGATGATGATGAAGTAAAGTACCATGTTTATTTTGACCATTTTCTAGACAGATATGACATAAGTTACAGTACCAGACGGGAAAATCCGTGCATGGTGGCTTTTGACACCAAGAAAAACGCCCTAAAAGCAGCAGAAATTTTAAATAAGGAACTGGAGGAATCAGGATGTGCAAAGAAAAAGAACTGACAGAAGCAGCCTATCGCTACTATGTGGATGAAGCATGCATTGAGGATATCGCAAAGCAGTTGCATCGGTCATACAATTACACACGGCTGATCATAAAAAAATATCGGGGTGCGTTCTGGGATGCGATTATCATGCATTGGTTGGAGCGGGAAAAGAAGTTGCAGGCAGTTGCTGACGAATATTTCAATGGGACGATGACCACGGAACAAATCAAAGAAACTTTTCACGTGTCCGGTGACACTGTCCGAGAAGTCGCTCAGAAACAAAAACCACCTTTTACAGAGAAGCCGGAATTTACACCGGAAGAATTGGAAATGGAAAAGATGTTTCGCTTCGAATCGGAAGAAACGGAAAATCTGTTTGGAATCCGAAAAAAGAAGAAACGGAAGCCGATTTACGGAATTTACAACCGCACTACCGGCAGATGGATACAGGGCTGCTTACAAGGGAAGATTCAGACAATTTTATTTACCTCTATTAAGGCATGCAAGCAGGAACGCACAGAACGCAATCTGAATCCGGAGGAATTTAAAGCGGCTCTGTACGGATGGAGGATGGAATGACAGAATATCAACATCAGAGAACCGTTATGGAGTGGTCGTGCTATGCCAGCAATCGCATACGCTATCCGGGGTTAGATTTGCTGTATCATATCCCGAATGAGATCAAATGCAATGCAGCACAAGGCAAACAGCGAAAAGATATTGGCGTAAAGTCTGGCGTACCGGATTTGTGCTTGCCGGTTGCACGTGGGCAGTATCACGGGTTGTACATAGAGATGAAAGCAGAACGGGGCAGAGTATCCGAAAACCAGAAGAAATGGCTGAAACGATTGATGGAGCAGGGTTATCTTGCAAAGGTCTGCTATGGGTTCGACGAAGCAATCCGGTGCATTAAGGAGTATTACGATGAAAGATAAACAGGCAGAAACCAGTCAGGAAAACGTGTTTTTCTCCAGACTGGAAAAAGAAAAAATCAAATTAGCTGCTTTGGAAGATTACAAGCAAAAACATGAAGAAGAAGACCCTGAAGCAGAACAGATGTGCCAGAAGCAACGAAAAGTGGTCGAAGCATGCCGGACAGAAATTAAAACGGCGATACATCAGCTTAGAGATCCAGTTGCAGAAGCAATCCTGATTCGCAAGTATTTAAACATGGAGCAGGTTCAGGACATTGCAAATCATATGCATTATTCAGAACGTACAATCAGCTACAAGCTGCAAGAAGCACTCCAAAAGTTTGCAGACAATTGCGGTGATTTGCAGTAAAATTCGTTGTTTTTCTTGTAAATAAATGATACAATTATAATATGGATTTTGCCGATATAGGGAAATACCTGTATCGGCATTTTTGTTAATATTGACGATGGAGGGGAAAACATGAAGAATCCATGCAAAGCAGCCTATCAAATTGAACGGTCAGATGCTGATAAGCATGTGATGGAAGATGGATGAACCGAACGTAAAACCGCAATATAAATTAGTTGCAACTTATTACTGCGGAGAATGTGCCGGAAATGCGGAACAATCCGTAATTCGGGCAGGATATTCCAAAAAGTATGCAAGGGGCAATGCCACTAAATTAGTTGCACGTCCGGAAGTACAACAGTATATTGCATATCTGAATAGCTTGTGTGAAAATGATCCACGAAAGCATGTGGCGACCATTGCAGAGATTCAATCGTTCTGGACGGAAATTTTTCTGGATGAAAAGCAAGATATGCGTTTCCGGCTGAGAGCATCGGAATTACTTGCAAGAGCAAAAGGGATGTTTACGAATGAATGGTAGTTTCTATCAGTCGAAGCCTTGGGTGAAATTGATGGCAGTTCTCCGGATGGAACGGGTAAACGAAAAGGGAGAATTGCTGTGTGAATTTTGCGGAAAGCCGATTGTGCATAAGTATGATTGCATCGGACATCACAAAATCGAACTGACTGACCAAAACATAACAGATGCAATGATTGCATTGAATCCAGACAATGTCATGTTGGTGCATCATCATTGCCACAACAAGATTCACAACAAGCTGGGATATTACACACGACAAGTCTATCTGGTGTATGGCTGTCCGTTGTCTGGTAAGACAACACTGGTACAGCAGAGTATGTCAGCTGGTGATTTGGTTGTGGATATGGATAACATTTGGCAATGCATCAGCATGCAAGAACGATATGTCAAACCACCAAGGCTGAACGCTGTTGCATTTGGTGTGCGTGATCTGCTGATTGATATGATTCGCACACGGCGAGGGAAATGGCAGAACGCCTATCTGATTGGCGGCTATCCATTGAGCAGCGAACGGGAACGATTGCAGAAGAGTTTGAACGCTCGTGAAATCTTTGTGGATACCAGCAAGGAAGAATGCTTAGACCGTTTGCGAAATCTTTCTGACAATAGAGATAAAGAAATGTGGGAAAAATTTATTTTGGATTGGTGGGAAAAATTTTTGCCCACCCCCCACATCGAAAAAAGAACGAGTGAGGGCTAACTGATGATAGGGGTGCAGCCGTCTCGCAGAAACCTGAAAAATGAGATTTTTGGATTTGAAATTCTGGAAGATGGTGGAAAGAAATGAATCGAAGAGAAGAATTGCTGAAAATCGTGAATGAATCGAACAGCATTGCAATTTTGCCCTTGATTGACCGCATGATTTTTCTGGAAACAAAGCTGGAAGAACTAGAAAAGCTGCCGATGATTCGGATCAATGCAGAAAATCCGTCTCAGCAGAAAGCAACACCGGCAGCAAAACAGTATCGGGAATTTCTGCAACAGTACACGAATGTTGTGAAAATTGTCGCCCGTATTTCCGATGACAACGGAGATCAGCAGGAAAGTCCATTGCGAGCGTGGGCAAGAGAAAGAGGGATGGACTGTGCATGTTAATCAAGGAAAAGAAAATCTGGACACCGGATAATTCTTTTTTGCTGGAATACCATGCACGGATTGCATGTGGTGAAATCCTTGTCGGACAGGAATTGTGGCAGGAGTTAGAAAACTTAAAAGCCGATTTTCTGAACGATGCCTTTTATTATGATACCAAAGATGCACGAATCCGGATCAATTTCATGGAAAAGTGCGTCCGGCTGACAAAATCGCCGTATTATAATCAGCCGATGGTGCTGATGCTCTGGCAAAAGGCTTTTATCGAAGCAATCTACAGCTTCAAGATGAGTGAAACCACATTTGACCGGTTCAAAAAAATCATTTTGCTGATTGCCAGAAAGAATACAAAGTCGGAAACTTGTTCTGCTTTGGGTTTGTCTGAATTGATTGTTGGCAATAATGGTGCAGATATTGTATGCAGTTCCAACGATGACAATCAAGCAAGCATTACTTACGATGCAATTGACACCATGCGGCGGTTGATTGATCCGGACGATTTGGACACAAAGCGAAATCAGCGATTTATCCTCAATAAAGTGAATGGGTCGAAGATTTTTAAGCTGTCCGACCGGACAAAAAACAAAGAAGGGCGTAATATTGATTTCGCAATCATAGACGAAACCCACGAAATGAAAGAAAACATCATCGGGAAATCTATTGAACAGTCGCAGAGCTTGAAAGAAAACCCGAAATTTATCAATATCACGACCGAAGGCTTTGTGGTCGGCGGCTATTTAGACGATGAACTGAAAAAAGCACGGGCTGTAATCAGTGGAGAAGATGACACGCTTGCAGGGCAGCGACTTTTGCCGTGGCTTTATACACAGGATTCTGAAAACGAAGTGTGGCAGGATGAACGCACTTGGGTAAAAAGCAATCCAACGCTGGGAATCGTGAAAAAATGGGATTACCTGCGAGAACAGGTAGATCTTGCACGGTCATCCAAAGCGGATCGTATTTTTGTATTGCCAAAAGATTTTAATATCAAGCAAAATGCAGTAGAATCGTGGCTAAATCTGGAAGACTATGATTATGGTGCAGTTTATGATTTGGAAGAATTTCGTGGCTGCATTTGTTTGGGTGCAGTGGACTTGTCAGAAACAACCGACCTGACTTGTGCAAAGATTTTGATGATGAAGCCGGACGACAAAACCAAATACATTCACACCATGTATTTTATTCCACAGTCAAAGTTAGAAGATTCAGATGACTGGATTGCTGGTGCAAGGTATAAAGATTGGGCAAAATCCGGACTGCTTACAATTACAGACGGAACAGACATTGATTTGTCTGTGGTTGCAGATTGGTTTTACAAGCTGTACACGGATTATGACATCCGTCTGTGGCGGTGCGGATATGATCAGCGATTTAGCCGTGACTGGATGAATCGTATGGATTATTATGGCTGGACGAAACAAAATGAAGATTTGGTGCTGATTTTGCAGAACGCTTACACATTATCCAATGCACTGAAATATTGTGAAGCAGACCTGAAACATCAGCTGATTAACTATAATAACAATGAGATTGATAAATGGTGCTTGAAAAACGCTGGTATTAAAACCGTTGATAATTTTGCTCTATGTGTGAAAACAGAACGTGCGAAGCGAATTGACGGGGCTGTTACGATGATTATTTTGTATGAGATGTACAGAAGATACCGCACAGACTTTACACAGCTGATTCGGCAATCCAGATAGGGGGTGATCGCTTGGGCTGGTTACGTGATCAGTTCGATAAATTGATCCATGGAAGCAAGAATAAAAAGTATGCAGACATCCTGAACGGATTCACACCGATTTATTCGCAGTTTGGGCAGAACATCTATGCGAGCGATGTTGTACAGCAGGCAATCAATTGCATTGTTTCGGAGTGCAAAAAACTGATTCCGATGCACGTGAAAAAGGATGGCTCTGATTCTATTCCGATTCAGAGCGGATTGCAAACGCTGCTGAACGCCCCGAATGAACTGATGGCAACAGCAGATTTCATTGAAAAAGTGATTTGGCAGTTGTATTTGAACTATAATGCATTTATTATTCCGACTTATTACACCCGACAGGATGCAAATGGCAGCGTGACAAAGGTTTATACTGGATTATATCCGATTGCACCGCAGAATGTTGTGTTTTTGCAGGATGCAGCTGGAAAACTGTTTGTAAAATTCACATTTGCGAACAATTATGAAACAACGCTGAACTATGCAGACATCATTCACATCCGGAAAAATTACAGTGTGAGTGAATATATGGGTGGGAATGAATGTGGACAGCCAGACAATCAAGCGTTGCTGGACACATTGGATCTAAACTATAAATTACTGCATAATTTGTCAGTTGCGATGTCTTCCAGCTGTGCGGTCAATGGGGTCGTTAAGTACAATACCATAATGGATGACGGCAAGACAGAAGCAGCAATGAAAGAACTGGAAGAAAAACTCGCAAAATCGCAGAGTGGATTCTTAGCATTGGACAACAAGTCGGAATTTGTTCCAATCACCCGAACTGTAAAATTTGTGGATGCAGATACGCTCAAATTTATTGATGAAAAGATACTGCGATACTTTGGTGTTCCGCTGTGTATTTTGACAGGGGACTATACAAAGGAACAATACGAAGCATTCTTCCAGAAAACCATTGAACCGATTGTCATATCGCTGTCGCAGAACTTTACAAAGGTTCTTTTGACTGCACGAGAACAGTCATTTGGAAATGAAATTACATTCTACACGAAAAATCTGGTCTTTATGACAACGGATCAGACTTTGGAAATGATACGCTTGTTGGGAGATTGCGGTAGTTTGTACGAAAACGAAAAACGGGCAGCATTTGGAATGCGTCCGTTGAAAGAATTGTCCGGTGTGCGGATGATGTCATTAAATTACATCAATGTAAATGATGCAAAGCAATATCAAACACAAGCGAGAGCCATAGCAATGAAAAATAATGGCTGCTGTGTGCAACCAACAAATATCCAAAATTGTAAGGAAGGTGGAAGCACGGATGAAGGAACTTAATTATGCATCTTGCTGGAAGTTGCTGGGATTGTCCTCTGATGTTGCAACACTCAAGACAGATTACGATGAAGGCACAATGTTTCTTGCAGCAGATACCGGCGATGTCTATATTTTGTACCAGTCAAAATGGTACAAGCTGTAAAGGTGGTGTTTGCAGATGGATCTGTTGCTATATGCGATTTTAAACAAAAAAATCAAGCAAAGTGGTAGCGGTGGCGGTTCGGCTGTTTCTGTCCAAAATTGCACGATTAACAATGACGGAGATCTAATTGTTACATTGTCGGATGGGTCAATCATCAATGCCGGACGTGCAAAGGGCGACAAGGGAGATACCGGGGAAACGGGAGCAGCCGGAGCGGCTGGGACACCGGGTGTGAATGGTGCAGACGGTGTACCCGGAAAAGATGGCGAACCGGGAACAGATGGTATTTCTCCAACGATTGAAATCTATGAAAACACACCGACCGTATATCGGCTGAAAGTCAATAATGCGGATGGTTCATCTATCATTACGCCAAATTTGATTGGCACAGGGTCAACCACGACCCGTTATTATGTGTTTGATAACGCAATGTATACAAACTATACAGGTACGATTTACACGCTGACAACAACGGGGCTGAAATCTTTGCAGGAATATATCACAGCGGAAAGTGCATTTTGCAATGCAGATTCCAATCATTCCTTGTATTATAATAATACGGATTTCGGATGGAATCAGCAAGTGACGACTTTTAGCACCACGCCACTGACCATCAGCCCGACACAGTTGCTGTTATATGGGTACATTTCAAGCTCGATGAAAGACGGGGAATTTTTCAAGTTCATTCCTGCTGGTCTGGTTACCGGTGCGACAGATGCAGAAAAGGCGACATCAATTCAAAGCCTGCTGGCAGCGGACAACGAAAACATTGTCAAAGTCGATTTTGAGTATGTGTATGCAACAGCTGGCGTAACAGAAGCCGTTGATATTTCGAGTGTTCCGGCAGGTGAATATTATTTGGCATGGTCGGGAACAAGCGACAACAGTTCTCCAAAAATCAATGATATTACAATTATGTAAGGAGGTGCAATGCAATGCTTGAATTTTGCAAAAGAAATTTTATGTTTGACATTCGAGCAGATACAGACAGCGATGGCGGTTCTTATCTGGTTGGAAGACCGATTGTTTTTGAAATGAAAACTGATTTGGGATTTTACGATGAAATTATTCGGCGAGGTGCGTTGGATGATGCAGATTTATCTGATGTGCGGTTTTTGGTCAATCACAATACGGGCATGATTCCATTGGCACGGGCAAAAGCCGGAAACAAAAAATCTACGATGCAGCTCCAGCGTGACAAGGATGGGTTAGCTATACAAGTACAGTTGGACGTGGAAAACAATCCGGATGCAAAGGCGTTATATTCTGCTGTGCAGCGTGGCGATATTTCCGGTATGTCCTTTATGTTTACGATTACTGGAGATGAATGGGAAGGCTTAGATACCGACCATCCGACCCGATACATCAATAGCATTGGACAGGTTGCAGAGGTTTCTGCTGTGACATTTCCAGCATATGAAAGTACTGAAATTTCCGCCCGTGACAAGCGAGCGGTTGAAGATGCCAGAAAATCACGTTCCAAAGGCAGTGAAGATGTAGAACTGGAAAAGCTGAAACTGAAATATTTACTGGAGGTATGAGCATATGACAAAATTTCTGAAAAATCTGATTGAAAAAAGAAAGAAAGAAATCGAAGCACTCAAGGCAAAACTTGAAACTTCCAAAGATGCACAGGAAGTAAGAGATCTTGGGAAGACCCTGCTGGCATTGAAAGAGGAATTGCAGGATGCAGAAGAGCAGCTGAAAGAAGCAGAGAAGGACGATAATCAGGATGATGCTGGAAGTGATTCTGCTGACAAGACAGGCGATGATGCAACCGGACAGCGGTCTGCATTTAATCCGATGCAGGCAAGAAACCTTGCAACGTTTACAATGAATCCGCAGGGAGAACAGAGAACCGGAAATGCACTGGATTCCGTGGAATATCGGAAGGCATTTATGCGGTATGTACAGACTGGTGAATGGGACTACCAGAAGCGACAGGATGAAACTTTGGTTACATCCGATGTCGGCAAGGTGATTCCGAACACCATCATGAACGAGTTTATCAAGGAACTGAAAGTCTATGGGAACTTGTATAACCGTGTCCGGAAGCTGAATGTTAAGGGCGGCGTAGAATTTCCGATTGAAGAACTGGTTCCAACGGTTTCTTGGATTACAGAAACGACTGTTTCTGATACACAGGCAGTTCCGAAAATCAAGACCAGCGTATCTTTCGGCTATCACATTGTGGAAGCACATCTTTCTCAGTCCTTGCTTTCTCAGGTGGTTACACTGGATACGCTGGAAACGGAAATGGCACGGCTGTTGTCTGAAGCGTTTGCACGGGAATTTGACCGTGTCATCTTGTCCGGCACTGGCAGCGGTCAGCCGATGGGCATTCTCAATGATACACGGGTAAAGGCAGAAAACAAGATCACCTTTACTGTGGCAGAGCTTGCAGACTGGACAAAGTGGAGAACAAAGCTGTTTGCAAAAGTGCCGTTGGCTTATCGTGGGGAAGGCGTTCTGGTAATGACTGCTGCAACGTTTGAATCTCAGATCATGACGTTGAAGGATGCGAACGACAGACCGCTTTACATGGAAACATATGATCCGGTCAATGGTACAGTATCCGGCAAGTTTGCAGGACGGGAAGTCATTCTCGTGGAGCCAGACATTATGAAAGACTTTGATGCAGCAGCGGACGGGGATGCATTCGCAATTTACTTCCGCCCGAATGATTATGCAATCAACACCAATTTGCAGCTGGCATTCAAGCGGTGGTTTAGCGATGAAAAGAATGTATGGTACAATAAGGGACTTTGCATTATGGACGGCAAGCTGCTGGATGTCAATTCTGTATTCGTGTTGAAAAAGTCTACAAAGTAAGAGGTGAATCACATGACAGCCGAAGAACTGTTGGAAAAAGTGAAAATCGGTCTGAATATCACGGGGACGTATCAGGATGAAACACTGAAAACCTATATCAACGATGTAAAAGCGTTTTTGCTGGATGCTGGCGTTTCGGATGCGGTCGTAAACAGTCCGGAGGCTGTCGGTGTGATTATCCGTGGCGTTTCTGACCTATGGAATTATGGGATGGGCACAGCGGAATTGTCGCAGTATTTTGTTCAGCGTGCAATCCAGCTGATTTATAAGAGGGGAGATGCATAATTGTCCAATTATCGACCGAATGAGCCGTTTGTTGTTCCACTATGGCTGCTGATTCCGCAGACAAAACTGATAAAGGGCATAACCAAAAAAGTTTATCCGGAAACTGGGATTCTGTTTTATGCATCTTTTAAAACATTCGGCGGAACAGAACGCACAAATAATGATGTGGTCACAATTGAAGATACAGCAGTCATTGAAACTTGGTATCGACCTGATATCAAAGCAGACTGCCGGATTCAGAATGCGGACGGGAAAACATATGAAGTCATTGGAACACCAGAAAACATCAATATGAGGAATCAGATCTTGAAATTCAAAATCAGGGCTGTTTCCGGAGGTGCGTAATCATGGGAAAGAAGAATCAAATCGGCTTACAGTTTTCCGGTTGGCAGGAACTCATGCAGAGCATTGACCGGGCAGCAGGGGAAGAAGGGCTGAAAAAAGCAACAGAAGCCGCCCTGAAAGCATCCAAAGAATACGTCAATGAGCAAGTCACTGCGATTATGAGAAAAGCCAATATGCCAGCAAAGGGAAAGTTCTGGACAGGGGACACGAAAGCAACACTGGACAAGAATTTTTCCGTTGAATGGAAGGGCTTTACTGGCGAAATAAAAATCGGGTTTAACCTGTCGGAAAGTTTGGTATCTAATTTCCTGATGTATGGAACACCTCGACACGAACCGCCAATGGCAGCCGTTCCGGGGCTGTATGATGCTGTTTATGGCAGGAAAACGCAAATTGCAATTACCTATTTGCAAAGAGAAGCCATTGAAAAATGGATTGAACGGAATATGGGGTGACCGATGGAAGACCGTTTGATTGCACTATTATCAGAATTCGGGTATCCGGTTCGGCGGCAGGGAAGTTTGCTGGAAGATGAACCGTATCCAGATGCGTTTTTCACATTCTGGCAGGTTTCTGGCGATTTGAATAGTGCTTATGATAATCTGGAATATGCGACATTATACACCTATGATGTCAATTTTTATGCCGTTGAACCGGAAAAATGCTATGACGTTTTGCGGCAAGCGATTGAAAAGTTAAAAAAGAATGGATTTGAAGCATGGGGCGATGCTTACGATGCGGTTAGTGACTTGGATACCCACATCGGGCGTGGCATTTCTGTGCAGATTCTTAAAATCCGTGAAAACAATGAGGAGGTTTAACCATGGCAGATAATTCTAACAGCGTTTTTGAATATCGTGGCGTACAGGATTTGTATTATGCACAGGTCTTGGAAGATAGTGAGGAGAAATTTGTTACTACAACGCCACATCGACTGGCGTATGTTGCAACGATTGCAAAAGAAGTGGAAACTTCCAGCGAAACGCACTTCTATGACAACAGAGGTATGATTGTAATTCCTGCAAAGGGTGCAGAAACATTTACACTTACAGTTGCTCCGTTGAAGTTGGCAATACTGGCAGACATTACCGGTCAGGCATTTGATGCAACAAAGGGCATGCTGATCGAAGGGGAAACCAGACCGAAACAGTTCTGCATTGGTTACAAAACAAAGGGAACAGATGGTTTCTGGCGGTTTGCATGGAAATACAAGGGTGTATTTGCGATCCCGTCCGAAGAAGTCAACACCGAATCTGACAGCATTGATACAACCAATATGGAATTGACCTATACTGCAATCAGCACCATTCATAAATTTGCGTATCGAGACGATACAACCGTTGTAGTAGAGGGTACACAGACAGCACAGCGAACAGAATCTATTACTGGTATTGTGGTCGATGAACGCTATGCACGGGCTGATAATTTGGACGAATGGTTCACAAAGGTTATGACACCGGATGATGTAGTAACGAAGACAGCGTAAACTTTACACAGATTGATATTTTATTTAGGCACTGCACGACCACATTGTGTGGTGCCTATTTTTAAACGGAGGAAATGATAATGGACATGAAACTGAGAATTTATGATAAGACCGGAAAAACATTGGAAAAGACTTACACAGCGACACAGTTTGACCTGATGTGGGGTACAATGGAAGACCTTGTGCAATGTGTAGATCTGGACAAGGTGGATGATAAAGCGGCAGTCGGTGGAATGATTCTGAAATTGCTGCCGCAGCTGAAACCATTGCTGATGCAGATTTTTGAAGGTGTTACAGAAGAAGAGATTCGCCGGACAAAAGTCAGCGAATTGGTACCGATTTTTATTCAGGCAATCAAGTATTGCTTTTCTGAAATTAAGACATTGGACAACGGAAAAAATCAGGGAAACTGATGATGGGCGGCGGAAAGCTGTCCTTATATGATACATTTTTTGATATTACTGTGAGTTTATGCGACCGATTCAGTGGCTTAGATCCAATTAAAGTGCGGAAATATCCTGCTCACGAAGTGATTTTATTGATGAAGCGTACAGTAAAACATAGCAAGCAAAAGAAAAAGCCTGCTCGCATGATGCGACCGGCAAGGGATAATTGGTTTTAATGGTGGTGATAAGGAATGGCAAAATCGAAAGAAACAACAACGAAATTTAAAGTTGATATTTCGGAACTGAAAAGCAATTTGCAGGAAGCAAACCGACAAATTGCTCTTGCAAACTCAGAGTTCAAAGTAGCGACTGCTGGAATGGACAAGTGGAGCGATTCTGCTGATGGACTAACTGCAAAAATCACACAATTAAAGACCGTAAACGAAAGTTATTCCACAATTCTGTCGGATTATGAAAAGAAACTTGCTGAGATTGTGCAAAGTGAGGGTGAAAATTCTGAAGCTGCACAGAATATGCAGATTAGAATGAACAGCTTAAAAGCTGCTATTAAGGGAAATGAATTTGAGATTGCAAAGCATAACAACACACTGGACGAGATGGGTAAGGCAGCCGAAGAAGCTGCAAGGCAAGCAGAAGAACTTGCAAACACAGAAGAAGAAACTGTAAGTGCGTTTGACAATCTGTCAGGGGAAGTCAAACAGCAGGAATCGGATCTAAAGACATTAAAAAAAGAATATTCCAGTGCTGTATTGGAGTATGGGCAATTTTCAGATGAAGCAAAAGCAGCAGCGGAAAAAGTTTCTGATTTATCAAGCGAATTAGATGAAAATCGTAAGAAACTGAAAGAAGCTGAAACAGCAGCAAATGATTTTGATAATACCCTTGCAAAGGCTGAAGAAACAGAAACACAAACTGTAAGTGCGTTTGACAAGTTATCAAATGAAATCAAACAGCAGGAATCGGATCTAAAGTCCCTGCGACAGGAACACGCAAATGCTGTCATAAAGTACGGGGAAGAATCAGACGAAGCAAAACGTCTTGGTGCGGAAATCTCCAATTTGTCAGATGACCTAAAGAAAAATAAGGATTATCTGAAATCGTCTGAAAGTGCAGCAGATGCCTTTGACAACACGCTGGATGAAACGGGGGATTCTGCTAAAAAAGCCGAAAAATCTTTGGACGATGCGAACAAAGAAATCAAAGATACCGGCGATGAAGCAGAAAAATCCGGTGGCAAGTTAAAAGAATTTCTTGGATCTCTTGGAAAAGCGGCTCTGACTGGACTTGGAATGGCTCTGACAGGGCTGGGAGCAGGCTTAGTTGCAGCAACAGAGGGCAGCAAGGAATTTAATGATAACATGGCAAAGTTAAATTCTGCTGCGGAATCTGCCGGAATCAGCAGCGAAAAAGCCGGAAAAATGTTCGAGGACATGTATGGTGTTTTGGGCGATGAAACCGCTGCAAATACCACTGTATCAAACTTCATGGCGATGGGGACAAGCACAGAGAATCTGAATAGCCTGCTCAATAGTTCGGCTGGTATCTGGGCAAAATATGGCGATTCAATTCCGCTTGATGGCTTAGCAGAATCTGTCAACGAAACCGCAAAGGTTGGGCAGGTTACAGGTAATTTGGCGGATGCTCTGAACTGGGCAGGCGAAAACGAAGATGATTTTAATGCCAAATTGGCAGCCTGTGGTGATGAACAGCAGCGGCAGCAGCTAATTGTTGATACTCTGGATGGGTTATATGGCGACCTTGGGGAGCAGTACAAGAAAAATAACAAGGCTGTTATGGACTTGAACGCTGCTCAACTTGACATGAAAAATTCCATTGCCCAAATTGGCACAGCATTCACACCGGTTCTTGCTATGTTCACCACATTTGCATCTGGGGTGCTTGCAAAAATTGTTCCGGATGTTGAAAATCTTGCCAGTGCATTTATGGATTTGACCAATGGTGTAGACGGAGCAGGCGAAAAGATTGGATCATCTGTCGGAAATATCCTGACAACCTTAACAACAACCATTACCAGTGTTTTACCAACCGTTGCAAATATCGGCGTGGAGATTATTCAGAGCATTCTTAACGGTATCACAGAGCATTCTGGGGAACTCTTAGCTGCTGCCGGAGAAATTGTCATGACGCTTGCAGATGGAATTGTAACCGTTGCACCGCAATTGCTGACAAGTCTTACAACCATTATTACACAGCTTGCACAGAAAATCATTACACTTGCACCGCAGCTTTTAAGTGCTGCAATGCAGTTGTTTCAGGGGCTTGTTACTGCACTCAAAGAATTAGACCTTGGAACAACCGTGACCGAACTTATATCGGCTCTTATTGAAATGCTGGTAAATGCAACACCACAGATTTTAAGCGGAATTACCACGCTTTTTGATGCAATCGTGCAAGCGTTGCCGGGTTTACTGGATCAGTTGCTATCTTTGATTCCTCTTTTGGTGGATGGGCTGACCGCAGCAACACCACAAATTTTAGAAGCAGCTAAAACCATGCTGAACGGTTTGATTGATGCATTGCCAGAAATCGTTCAAGGGCTGACTGCTGCATTGCCGGATGTTATTCGCTCAATTGTGGATTTTGTTGCACAATGCTATCCACAGCTTTTAAATGCTGCAACTGAACTTTTGAATGCGTTGGTGGATGCTCTGCCGGACATCATTCAGAGCCTTGTTGATGCATTGCCGAATATAATTGTTGCAATTACAGAATTTCTAACCAATGCACAACCAAAAATTATGGCTGCCGGTGTGAAGCTTCTTATGGAAATTGTAAAGGCAATTCCGAAAATTTTAGTAGCTCTGGTTGCTGCAATTCCGAAAATTTTAGATGCAATTGTGGAAGGATTGACACCGCTTGCGGAGAAAATCGGCGAGAAATTATCAGAGGTCTGGACAAGTATCAAGCAATGGTTTTCTGATTTAGGGACGAATGCGAAAACGTCCATGCAAGAATTTATACAAGCTATTGTTGATTCTCTGAAACAGCTGCCGGGGAAAATCATTGAATGGGCAGCTGAAATGAAATTGACCTTTGACCAGAAGGTACAAGAAATCATTGACGGGATTGTACAATTCTTCAGCGATTTGCCATATAAGATTGGTTATGCAATCGGGGCGACAATCGGAACAATTTTGACATGGGCAGAGAATATCAAAACCTTTGTAACAGAAAAAATTCCGGAAATCATTGACTCCATTGTGCAGTTTTTCTCAGAACTGCCGGGAAGAATCTGGGAATGGCTGACAAATGTAATCAGCAATGTTATAACGTGGGCAGCTGAAATGCAAGTGAAATCCAGCGAAGCAGCGAGCAACTTTTTTGAGAACATTGCCACGAAAATACAGGAACTTCCGGGCGAATTCTGGAACTGGCTGACAGACATCATTGGAAAAGTCACAACATTTGCAAGTGATCTTGGTAGCAAGGCGAGCGAAGCCGCACAGAATTTATGGGATAACATTGTAGATGGCATTAGCGGCTTGCCAGATAGAATCTATAGCATTGGTTCTGATATTGTGGAAGGCTTATGGAATGGGATCAATGACATGGCAGGCTGGATTTGGGATAAAATTCAGGGATTTGGGCAGGGTGTTTTAGATGGGCTGAGAAGTTTCTTTGACATCAATTCTCCGTCTAAAGTCATGGCGGATCAGATTGGTAAATTCTTGCCGATGGGCATGGCAGAGGGTATCGAAGATGAAACAAAGACCGCTGTGAATGCGATGCAGAAATCTGCACAGAAAACGCTACAGGCTGCGAAATCTGCGATTGCAAACGTTTCCAGCGATTTGAATATTGGAGCAGGCACATCCAAAGCGGCTGGAACAACGCAAGTTGTCAACAATTATAACTTTAATCAGACAAACAACAGCCCAAAGGCACTATCTCGGTATGATATTTACAGGCAGTCCAAAAATCTGCTGAATGCAAAGGGGTGATTTTTTTGTATTTCGTCAAAACAAAAACGATTGATTTTACAAATAACGCTAATTTTTGCATTTATAAAATAGATGGATTAGCCCCACCCGGAGCAACGTTGAATTTTAGCACAATTGCCAACGTAGACGGAGAGGTTTATAACTCTGGCAGAATCAACAAGCGAAATATTGTGCTATATATCAAGATGTTTCCAGACGTGGAGCAAAACCGGAATGCTTTATACGAACATTTTCCGCTGGGAAAAGTCGTCCGGATCTATTTCCGGAATGGGCTGCATGATGTCTACATTGATGGATATGTGGAAACATTTGAATGCGACCTGTTCAGCAACAATGAAGCTGCACAAGTATCCATTATTTGCAATGACCCATATTTTAGAAGTGCAAAGAAAGAAACGTTGGTTTTGTCAGTATCAGAAGCCCGTTTTGAATTTCCATTTTCCATCAATATTGGTGAACCAATTCCCGTTTCTGAACGAAATTACAGCACATCTGGTATTATCAATGCCGGACTGGTGTCAACGGGAATGGTGGTTGAATTTAAGGCAATTGGAAAAATCACATCCAGACCATGGCTAACCAATTTGACATCCAATCAAACCATGAAGCTGACAGGCACAGAAACAACGCTGAATCAAGGCGAAAAAATTACAGTAAACACCAACAAACATCATTTATCGATTGTAAAGACATTTACGGATGGAACAACCAAAAATATTTTGAACACGATGGATGAAAGTTTTGAGTGGGTGCAGCTGCTGCCTGGAAAGAATCGTCTTACCTATGGGGCAGACGAAAAGCCGGAAAATCTGCTTGTTACTATCACAGTTGACAAGTTATTACTGGGGGTATGATGGCTTGGTATTGTACATATTGAATCAAACTTTTCAAAGAGTTGCTGTAATTGATCAATATAGTTCCATAATTTGGACACGGCGTTACTGGGATGTTGGGGATTTTGAGCTATACGTTCCAGC